TGCCATGAATGCCGGCGTCCGCTGCCTGGGGCTCTGCGACGACACGGGCGTCTATCTGGCCGACGATCAAGCCAGCGGCGACTTGCCCAGCAAGGCGTGCTTGAAGACGGCTCTTGAGGAGTGTCTGCACTGGGTCACGAAGGCCGGCGACAATTCCCGCGACATTCAGAACTTTGCCTTCTGCCTGGTCGTGGAAATCCTGGCCTAGTCAGCTTGACTTTCCTCACATTTGTGCTGTGCTTCATAAAGAAAGTGAGATACTCCAATGTCCGAAACTGCCACCGACGTGATGGACCGCATCAAACGCAACAACTGCGAGCGGTCCTACTGCCTCGCGGTTCTCGACCTGTGGGCCAATGTCCAGACCCAAGGGATTGCGATTGAGAGTGTGGACAAGTTCGGCTTCGACCCCGGTTTGCTGTCGAAAGCCGACAAGGCCAAAATGGACAAAGCCCGGATCATCCGGCAGGCCGACCCCTTCGTCGAGCATCTGCCCAACGGCGGCCACCGGCTGAAGGTCTACAACTACATCCGGCACCACAACGGGAGCATCACCCAGTTGGAGCCCATGCTGAAAGCACCCTACAGGGATGAATACGTTTCTGAGTAGCGACGACCACGACAATCTCCGCGCCCTGGTCAAGTGGAACGGAGAGACCAATGACCTCGGCTTGCACGAGGTCGTGGCGTTCCTGGTCAAAGAATGCGGCTTACCGGCCGTGCTGGAAGAGCTGGAGTTGATCCGCAAGCAACCTGAGTCCCGCACCCAAGAGAGTCCATGAATACCATCACCCTCGATGCAAAAGTCCTGGCCGAACTCCGCGAAGGCGAGAAGGCATACCCGATCTACGGCGTCAAGGTCCGCTGGTCTGAGACGTACCCGCCTGGGGCCGAACAGCGCATGTTCCGCGCCGGCGATCCGCCGCTGCCCGAGGGCCGCTTCTGGAATTCAGCCGGCTGGGACAGCATGGAGAAGGAAGACCGCGACCCGGAAGTGATCGCGGCCGAACTAATGCGGGACTGGTGGCCCAAGTACACTGCCAAGCTGCTGGAACCGGCCGACGTGACGATTACCGTCACGCTGAAGCGGCGGGACGTGTGGTGCGACGGCTGGTTCTCTCACTACACCTTTGACGTGGGCATGTCCGACGCCGACGTGATTGCCAGCTTCGAGCGATATGTCGAACGCATCCTGTACTCCGATCTCTCCGAGAACGAGCGGGGCTCCCTGCTGATGGGAGCCGAGGATCAGTGGCGCTGGCACGGCTGCGTGGACGGCAATCCGCAGGGCGAACGTACCGAGGCCCCCTGCCGCTGCCCGAAGTGCAAAGATCAGGGTCTTGTGAGGATCGACCACTAGATGGGCAAGCGCGGCAAGATCATCGACGAGATCGAGCGGGCAATCTCCCGGCTGGACAACCAGCCGGGCCTTTGCTTGTTCTATGCCCATCATGCGGCCACGGTCCTGTGGCGGCACGGCTTCAAGGCGGTGATTCAGGCCGGCTCGCTGCAATGGCCCCGCATCCAGCAGAGTGAAGACGACGGCGTGGTCAACACGCACTTCGCCTACGAATGGACGCCCGGAGCCCTGGACAGCGCTGTCTCGGTGGCCCTGGGCAACCTGCCGGAAATGCACGTCTGGGTGGGCCTGCTGGAAAGCCAGGAGATCGTGGACTTCACCACCCGCCATCTGAAGACGGCGGCGGTCGATCATGGCATGACCTGGACGGCGGCCGATCCGCCTCGCTATCTCTGGTGCCCGGCCAACGGCACGCCCGATTGGGTCATCTACCGGCCGAACCGGGACGCCTCGATTTACGCCTGTACGGTACTCAAGAGGTTGTTCAATCCGATCTATCTAGGACGCGCACGATGATTCCCTTACCCAATCTCAAACTGACAATCTCGAAGACGGCGGACGGCTCAAGCGACTACTTGCAGATCGTCAGCGACGATCAATTCGCGCTGAACATTGTCTTGATCGCCGGAAAGATCGAGGTCGCCGACAGCCGGCCACCGGAAAAGCCAAAACGGAGACGGAAGTGAGAATCGCCTACTACCGCAGTGTCCGCGACTCCGACGACGGCTGCGGCATCTACCAGTGCCTCCATTGCGGCCAGACCTGGGAGTGGCGGGGCAGCAGCGCCCCAGTGCGGTTCTGCCTCTTCTGCGGGCAGGCTATCGAGCGCCTGGAAACCCGCGACCAAGACACGCCCCGCTGGAAGCACGACCTTGAAAAGCGTTACGGCGATGATTGGCCGGAGAAACGCGGCCAGATGTGGCAAGAGGAGTGGGAGAAGCGAGATCGACGCCAACCGCCTTACTGGGTGATTGAGGAGCGTTGCTTCATCCTTCGGGACGGCGAGGACGAACGCTTGCTCAATGACTGGAAACATCGCAGCAATCTCTTGGGCTGCGGCTACAAGCATCCCGTCTCGGCGCACGTTGCCTACCAGGAGTTGCTCCGCAGGCGGCACGAGGAGGCCGTGCGAGACACGCCGGAAGACCCGGACTACGATCCCGACGACCATTTCATGCCTGCCTACCGTCACGAGTACCGGCTGCGGAGGGAGACGCCATGACGACTTACTGCGCCGTCTGGTCAGACACCAGCAAGGTCATCTTCCGACACAAGCGCCGCGAGCAAGTCCGCGACTCGCTACCCAGGGGAACCACCGTCGTTGTACACGCCGACAGCACGCTCGGCCGTGTCGATGATGGCGATGAATACGAATATGCCTTGTTTACCGCCGGTGGACAAGGCATTCTGGTAACGCCTGACCCACAGTGAGGTTGACAGTGCCTAAGAAAGAGGCTAAGATTGCTTGTCTTTCACCACAATTGACCACGGAGGAAAAGATGATTCAGCGTGAAGTCTACGACTGGGGAGTCCAGTTAAGCTGCAAGCCGTTCAGCGGCGCGAAGACGTTGGAGATTCGGGCAGAGGTCAGCCTGCCCAAGGCGTCCCGAGGCTCGGATGTCAAGATCAGCTTCAGCGGGGTGACGTTTGCCGATCCCCTGAAGCTCGTCGAGGCCCAGACCTGGGTAGAGGCCATGACCGCCCTGATTAACGAGGCCCGCAGCGTGGTCTCCGAAATGAAGGCCGCCAGGCCGAAGAAGAAGTCCTAGCCCGCCTTCGGCGGAATCAACTCGACTTGCCCCACGAACCAGAGCGGGCAGTATGGCCAGGGCAACACGTCGCGGTCGGTGCGAAAGTGGTATGTTCCCTCGGCCGTCTCATAGAGCAGGTGCGGTGCCCAGCAGCGCTTGTTCCAGCGCACGATAATGCGACCGCCACGGCCTTGGAGAAGTAAGGCCGTGGCGATCAACACCAAACCGATCAGACAGTTGCCATAGCGGAGCCAGGACAGCTTCATTTCCCGAGCAACTCCCGCTCGACGGCGACAGCCTCCTCGACCATCTTGTCCACCACGGCGGCCTGGGCCATGAACGTCTTATTCTTGCGGTGGGCGTTCTTGAAGGCCACGCAGTCCGGGTCGAGCACGTCGAGCCGGGTCTTCATCAGGGACGTGTAAACGTCGATGGGCCGGGCCTCGCGGTGCGTGTCGATGATGTACTTGCCGGCCGGGATGTAACCGTCGAGGCAGAGCACGTTGAGAATCAGCGCCACGTTCTTGGTCCGCCGCCCCGAGCGAATCTCATTGGCGCGGCGTGGACCTTCGTGCGCGGCCGGTAGGGCGGCCTGGACGATGTATTCCGGGCATTCGCCCGCCTTCAGTCCTGCGGCCAGGAGGAAGTCGAACTCGCCCATGCGATAGACCTCGTACAGGTAGTCTTCCAGGTGGCGGGCCTTCACGCGAAAGATCGGCAACTGGACCATCGGCAAGACCGGTTTCGGCCCCGTGGGTGGCTGGCGCGGCCGGCGTAGCGGCTCAGGTCGGTCGATCAGCGACATGCTAGCGGACCTCCGGCAGGACGATGCTGGGGGCCGCCTCTTTGAATGTGAACGCCTTGCCGTTGACTTGGCTGTGGCCGGGCAGCAGGGCGGCGAGCATGAAGGCGTCGTCGCCGAGGCGGATGCCCACGATCTCCACGAACGGGTGGGCCTGCATGAAGGCGATGCCAAAGGCCACTTCCGGCCGGGCACAGAGATCGTCGTTGACCCCTGGCTCCAACTGGATGGCCGGGTTCCCGCCGCGTTGATACTTGACCGTGTACTGCCGTTTCTGGGGCTCGGCGGTCGGTTCGATGTTGCTCATGTTGTCCTCGTAAGGTCGGAAAGGGAGGGACGTTACATACTGAGAGTTGCAAACCGCCCGAAACTGGTTGCAGAGCGTAGAGATTTTGCCCGCCGCGTCAGCGGAAGGTCAATAAATCTTGAAAATCCGCACCGATTATGAAAAAAAAAGGCGTTTTTACCATCTCCTGTATATGCTGTGGAAGATGCGCCTCTCGTTGAACGCCTTCCCGTCCGCCAAGAGAAGGATTTCAACATGGCCCATGTCCGCGAACCCGACGATCCCGCCCGCTGCAAAGGATCGTGCGGCAGCGAGCAGTGCTGGAACCGGGCGGTCACGGGCTCCGATTTCTGCGAGGCCCACAACGGCATCGACAAAGGCCCCGCGAACAACATGCGGAGCTACCTGTTGGCCCAGGCCGAGGATCAAGCCAAGCTGGCCCAGTATGCCGAGAGCGAGAACATCAAGTCGCTCCGCGACGAGATCGCCCTGGCCCGCATCATGGTCGAGCGGTATTGGAACATGGTGAAGACGGACAACGACTTCATCGCCCGCGCACCCTCGATCAACAGCCTCTTGCTGACCATCGAGCGCCTTATCAAGTCGTCGCACTCCATCGAACAGAGCCTTCAGACCTTGCTCGGGCGGCCGGCAGTGATTGCCTTCGCCCAGTTGCTCGTGCAGGCGGTGATGGACGAATTGGAATCCATCCCCAACTACGAGCCGATTGCCGACCGCATTCTCAAGCGCGTAATGGCCACCGTGAGCGCTGACGCCGCCAAGACGATGATCTTGCCCGCGATCTCTTACGATACCGAAAGCTGATCGGCCATGAGCCGAAACAGTACCCTTGCCGTGAGTCGCTCGACTGACGGCAAGAGACGTTCAACCGCCTCTTACTCAGAGTCTTGTATGAACTTTCCCGTCTGGTGTGCCTGCGGCAAACTTGTCACGTTCTCCAACGAAACACGCTGCGAAGATTGCTACGCCGCCGAAATGGGCCGTCTCCGCATTCCTGGCAGAGGCAATCCCAAGAATCTGAACATCGACACCACAATCGCCGCTCGGAGGGATGAAGATGAATGCCCGATTTCCCGCTCAAGACTTCTTCGATCCGGCGATCATTAAACCTGGCGATGTGATTGCCTTCAGCGGTGAGGGCCTCGTCGGTGACATCATCAACCTCGGCACCTTCGGGATACCGCGATGGAACATCTGCCACGTAGGGATCGTGGGGGAGGCTACGGATGGTCGCCAGCTATTGTTCGAGTCCACCACATTGGACGATCTGCCTTGCGAAATCGCCGGGAGCAAATTCGACGGGACGCAGGCTCACCAGCTTGATACCGTATGTCGAAGGTATCGAGGCAAAGTTTGGCATTATCCCCTTTACCGGACACTCTACGCCTTCGAGCGACAAAGGCTCAGCGAATTCCTAGTTGGGACGATTCATGTTCCCTACAGCAAGATGGATGCCTTCCGCTCCTCCGGCCTGGGCCTCTCCTGGGTTGAGACGCTGATCTCCGAGGCCGACTTGCATCAAATCTTTTGCAGTGAATGGGTCGCAGCGGCCCATGCCTACGTGGGACTCTGGCCGACCAACAACTTTGGCCGCTGGAACCCCAACCGCCTAATCCGCTATCTGCGCAGCCACGGTGTCCTGCGACTGCCACGGAGAATGACCCCATGAAACGATTCGTCCTTGCTCTCCTTCTGCTGGTCTCTACCGGCTGCGTCAAGTACGACGGGGTAATCGTCACAGAACGCCCCACCATCAACCCGCCCGCTGCCATACGTCAAGAGAACTGGATCGGCAGCGAGGGGTCAGGCTCTTGCGTCCACGCCACGGTGATTACTTTACTCCGTTGGCAGGGCCGCTACAAAATGGCCGACCACTGGCGGCAAACCTACGGCAGCGGCGAAACCGCCGACGATCTGGCTGCCAAGTTCGATAGGGAAGGCATCCGCTACGCCTACACCTACGACGAGAACAACGTGGCCTTCCTTGAGTGGGCCTGCAAAACGCGAAGGGGATGCGGCGTGACCGTCCGAGGCGGCTGCCACATGATCGCCCTGGTCCACCTGGATGATAAGTGGGCTGGCCTCCTCGACGACAATTCGACAGATCATTACATCTGGGTTCCGCGTGAGCGATTCCTTGCCGAATGGAAGGCAAGCAACAGTTGGGCCGTGACTCCCATCTATGCTCCGGCCGCTCCGCTTCCACCGTCACCGAGTAAGTAAACCAATCTACCGAAATGAGGTTAAGACCATGAATCGTTTCCTGTTGTGCCTGTGTTTGCTGGCCGCTCTGCTTGCGGTCACGATTACGGCGACCCCTTGTGTCGCGCAGCCCGCCAACGGCGTCATCGCCCAAGAGCGTGTTGTCACCCTGCCGCAAGATGGTGGCAGGTGGTACGTGTCCGTCGTAGGTGAGACCAACGACGCACGCTATCGTCAAGTCCTGAGTTGGTTCGACTCCGGCTCCCTGCTCAAGCTGCGGAATAGTACCCACTACAACCCCGTCACCAGTGACTCGGCCATTTTTGCGGAACGCTATGCGTCCAATACGCCAGCGCTACCGATGGTCAGAATTCAGAACGCCGAAGGCGTCATCTATTCGCAACTGTGCAGCGACGAAATCCCCATGACGGCCGAGGGACTGAGTGCCCAGGTCGCCGACGACGTGAGGAGCGGCCCGAAGACGGGTTGCATCCTGCATCCCTTCAAGAGGTTTCAGGAAAGGCAAAACGCAAACCCCATACTTGGTTGGCGGCAGCGACACAACTGCCCGACCCCTGGACCCAAGCCTGAGCCCGTGAATCCCGATCCGACTCCTGGACCCATTGATAACAATGACCAGCCTGCGATCGACGAGACCCCTGCCATGCCGCCTGCCTGGCTCCTGGCTCCCATCTGTATGGCCGCTTTTGCGGTCGGCTCCGGCTTCGGTGTCGTGAGCACGTTCAAGGCTCGCTGGAAAGCGGCCAAGTAAGTTCCGTTCGTTCTTTTGTCCTATCGGTTTGAAACATTCGGCCGCCAGTCAGCGGCAACAACTTTTGGAGAAATACCATGAACCCGTTCGTTGTGATTTGGATTCTGTCCGCGTGCGTGTCTTTGTTCGTCGGCTTTGAAGTGGTCAAGTGGGCGCTGGGTGCCAACAAGAAACTCGAAGCCAAGAAGCGTTCCGCCCAGGCGTTGGCCGCCAAGCTGCGTGACGCCGGCCTCAAGCTGATCCCGCAATTGCTCGACGATTTCGTTATCGGCGACTGGCAAGACGCTGCGGATCGCATCCATGAGTTTGCTCGTCTGGTCGAGGTTGGCGGCGATGCCGCGATTACCAAGGAACTCGACGGCACGTTCAGCAATATGCTCGACGCCAAACTCGCTACGCCCGAGGGCCTTGCCCTGATCCAGGCGAAGATCGCCGCGCTCCAGGCAGCCCCGGCTCCGGCCGCCGCGCCCGCAGCCGCCCCGGCGAAGTCCTAAGTGAACCCCGGCAGGGATAGCATCCTCGCCCCATCGTCCCCCTGCGGCCCAAAAGCCGCAAGGGGACGGTTCAGTTGAATGCTCCCGTGAGTTACGCGAGCCTTCTACCGAACAATCGGAGATTTCCCCATGTGCCTGATCCGTCTTTTCATCTTCCTCTGCTTCCTTTTGGGCCTCGCCGTTGTCCTGACGATGTTCGTCGGTTGCGAACCCAATCATCCGGCACCCATCCCGCCCGAGCACCAGGGTTGTACCCCACCCAAGGTACTCGCCTTCTGTGCCTCCTGGTGCAGCCCGTGTAAACAGGCTCAACCCACCCTGCGTTGGTTGGAGAAGGAGGGGATCGAGGTCGTCCACATAGACATTGACCAGCAGCCGGAACTCGCCCGCCAGTACGGGATTACCAGCGTGCCGACGTTCTTCGTCTATGTCTGCGGCCACGACACCGTGCGGACGCAGGATGTCAACGTGGTGGTCGATTGCATGTTCTGGCTGAAGGACAAACATCATGGCCCGCAAAGTTCCTCGCAAGGATTGCCGCAACTGCCCTGACAAGCCGGAACCGATCAAGGTCATACCGATCCCCCGCAACAAGCCAACAACCCCGGAGCACGGGGTTCAACTCTGGCAGCAAGCCATGTTCACCTGCCAAAGCGTCATTGAAATGATGCACGGGTACTCCCTGATCGGAGTGGCCGGAGACAAGACCGACCAGCTTCACCGACTGTCGGGGAGGCTCCAACAAGTCATAGAGAACTGCGAGAAACGAAATGCTGATTCAAGTGCCCCGTAGCTACGAACATCCGCTCACGATGCTGATTATCTTCTTGCCCGGAGGCACGGAACTCAACATCAAACTGGACGCCTCGCACAAGGTCTACGATTATCAACCGCCCCAAGGCGTGACCGAGGATGAAGTCGAAATCTATTCCGTCTTCCTTGGACGCAACCAGATGCCGGTCTTTGGATGCGGCCCCGTCTGCATCAAGCGGGCGGTAGCGAAACCTCAAGCCGTCGAGCCGGCTCCGGCCGTCGATGTAGCACCGGTCGTTGAGGCGGCTCCGGCCGTCGATGCGGCACCGGCCGTCGAGCCGGCTCCGGCTCAGGAGATCAGCAATGACACCCCAACGTCCGATGAACCCGCAACGCAAGCCGATGCACCCGCAACGGAAGCCGACGCACCCGCAGCCACCGAAGTACCCGCTGCCGACGCCTCCGCTCCGACCGCCGATGTTGCCGCACCCGCAGCAACCGATCTACCCGCCGCCGATGCTCCCGCTGCCGAGCCCGCCGAGCCCGCTGCCGCCGTTCCGGCCGCTCCGGTTCTCGATGTAGCGAAACGCAAGCGCTCCAAGTAAATCGGCCGACGATTGAAACCACACTTCGGCCTCTCCGCAATGAGATGCCGTTGACCCTGTGCTCTTCCCCTCAAGAGCCCAGCGTCAACGGAAACACGAGGTTGCCAGGATGAACGCCAACCCCACAGCGAATAGCTGCCTTACGCGAGCCTGAAAATAATGCAACCTCTTTTAATTGTGATGCACCATGATCGAACTCGGCCTCAACGACATCTTGAAGCTGACGTTCGCCGAGGGGGTGCGAAGTAGAACGGTAAAAAGCTGCTCCCGCTGGGCCGAACACCGGCGCGTGATGGGAGCGCCTTTCGAGGGACCATACAGCTTCTATCACCACCCCTGGTGCCGAGCGATCCACGATTCCCAGTCCGCCTTCACGGTAGCCATGAAAGCTGCCCAGTTGGGCGTGACCGAGACGGGCATCAACCGCGCCTTCTTCACGTTGGATCAGTTGAAGCGTGACGTGCTCTACGTCCTGCCCACCAGTCTGAACGCGAGCGATTTTTCAAAGGCCCGGTTTTCAGGTGCGTTGAATCTCAGTCCGTACCTGAAGAATATGTTCACGGACACGAACACGGTGGGGCTAAAAAGCACCGGCATCAACAGCCTCTACATCCGTGGTTCGCGCGGCGACAGCAACCTCAAATCAATCCCGGTGTCCGAACTCGTGCTGGACGAGTTGGACGAAATGGAACAGAAGGCCGTGTGGTTGGCCTTGGAGCGATTGTCAGGTCAGGTCGAGAAGCACGTCATTGCGATCTCGACGCCGACGATTCCCAAGTACGGCATCCACAAACTCTTCCTTAGCAGTACCCAAGAGCACTTCTTTTTCAAGTGCCCGCACTGCGGACGACGGACGGAGTTGACTTGGCCCGACTGCATCGAGATCATCGGCGAGTCGGTCCAAGACCCTCGCTGCAAAGAATCCTTCATCAAGTGCAAGGAATGCCAGCACCCGCTCGACCACAGCGCCAAGCCGATCTGGTTGGCCAATGCCCAGTGGGAAGCGACGGCCACGAACGTGGACCCCGCCGACTCACGAGGCTTTTACGTCAACCAGTTGTATTCCAGCACGGTCTCGCCCGGCGAGCTAGTGTTGGCCTACCATCGCGGCCTGGGCGATGAAGCCGCCAACAAAGAGTTCCACAACTCGAAACTGGGCCTGCCTTTCATCGGCACCGGTGCCCAGGTCACGGACGAAATGATTGATGCGGCCTTGAAGGGCCACACGCTCAATGATCCTCGCCCCGCAATGGGCGGCACGCGCTGCATCACGATGGGTGTGGACCAGGGCAAGTGGAACTACGTCTCCGTGATGGAGTGGTTCGTCGATCAAATGTCGAGCGACATCAACGTCGCCGCCATCGGCAAGCTGCTCTGGTTCGGAAAGTTCATGGAAGACGATTGGGCCATGCTCAATGACCTGATGCGAGAGTGGCAAGTCCTGGCCTGCGTCATTGACGCCGACCCGCAAATCAACGAGGCCCGCCGCTTTGCCAAACGCTTTCACGGCTACGCCTACTTGTGCCGCTACCGTCGCGGTCAGTCCGCCAAGGAAATCGCCATCGCCGAGGAAGACACGGGAGCGCCCATCCTCACCGTGGACCGCACCAACTGGCTGAGTTGCACGTTGGGCCGCCTCAAGACCAAGCCCAGCCGGATCATGCTTCCGCGTGACCTGACGCTGGAATACCGCGAGCACCTGAAGTCGCTCGTGCGGACCTACGAAAAAGACGAGACGGGCAACCCGGTCGCCACCTTCGTGGAGACTGGACCTGACCACTATGCCCACTCATTGAATTACGCCGAGATCGCCTTGCCCCTCGCGGCGTCCATGACAACGGGGCAAGACATCAAGAAGTTCCTTTAGCCCCTTGAATCGGAGATCGAAACATGAATTGCTTCCAGAAAGTGATCGCACAGTTGGGTTTGAACGGTGACATGCAGGACAACGGCTGCGACGTGGCCTATCTGCTCTTGGCGGCCCTGGCCGACAAGGAAGTGGCCCTCGGCAGCAGCGCCCCGGCCGACACCTACACCAACCCGTGCAAGGAAGTGCTCTACCGCCTTGCGTCCTACAAAGGCTTCGCCCTCGAACGGCTCGCTCGCTTGCTCGGTGACTACGCCGACTGATCGTTCACTGTACCCATTAGCTTGTGACAGTCTTCCACGTTGACCATGACCATGTAACTGGTCAAGTACGCGGACTCTTGTGCGAGCGATGCAATGTCGGAATCGGCTGCTTCAGCGAGCCCGAGAGCCTCGACAAAGCAGCAAGTTACCTACGATCTTTCCACGAAGCGAACCAATAAGACCCGGCTCGAAATAAGCAGTCGCTATTTGAGAGCCCTAGCACGAGGAGCCACACATTGGTAGTAGAATATATCACCAATATAGTGGAGGTTCGCCATCCCTCCTACTTGAGCAGCTTGCTTGATTGGAGAAAGTGGAGGATCACCTACAACGGCGGCGAATACTTCCGCAAGTTGTACCTGAAGAAGTTTTCTAAGCGTGAAGACGATCAGGACTTCAACGACCGCCTCGAAATGACGCCCATCCCGGCGTTCGCGCGACTGGCGATCAACGATGTCCGCAACAGCATCTTCCAACGGATGCGCGACATCACGCGACGTGGCGGCTCTGCTTCCTACCAGTCGGCAGTCGCCGGCTTGAACTTGGGTGTGGACAAGCGCGGCCTGAACATGAACGCCTTTCTCGGCGTCAAGGTTCTCACCGACTTGCTGATTATGGGTCGTGTCGGCGTCTTCGTCGATGCCCCGGCTCTTACCGGGGAAGTGACCCTTGCCCAGGCACAGGAACAGCGGCCGTATCTGTACTACTATCCCATCGAAGACATTCTCAGTTGGACGTGCTCCAAGCCGGAGGAACCCTCCGAGTTTCAAGCCATTCTGCTGCGGGACGTAGTGCTCAATTTTGACCAGCGGACCTACCTCCCCACGACGACCGTGGAGCGCTTCCGCATGTTGTGGATCAACCGCGACACGGGCTTCGTCAACCTGCAATTCCTCGACACGGACGGCAACCCGGTGGACCGCGACGGACATCCGGGCGGCGTCATTGAGTTGGAACTTCGCCGCATCCCCTTCGTGCTCCTCGACATCGGGGACTCGATGATTAAGGATGTGGTGAACCACCAGATCGCCTTGCTGAACCTCGGGTCCAGCGACGTGAACTACGCCCTGAAGTCGAACTTCCCCTTCTACGTCGAGCAGCGCGACTTGCGCGCCAGCGGTGCCCACTTGAAGCCGGCCGCAACGGACGGCACGGCCACCGCCGGTGGGCAGCCCAGCGGCGACACCGACATTACTGTTGGTGCCACGCACGGCCGCTCCTACGACAAGGGCCTCAACGCTCCCAGCTTCATCGCCCCTCCCTCCGATCCGCTCCGCGCGTCGATGGAGTTGCAAGGCAAGCTGGGCGACGAGATTCGCCAGTTGGTCAACCTTTCCGTGGCCAGTCTCGCCAGCAAGTCGGCTGAGTCCAAAGCGATGGACAACCAGGGCCTTGAGGCCGGTCTGTCCTTCATCGGTCTGGTACTGGAAAACGCCGAACGGCAAGTCGCCGAACACTGGGCCGCCTACGAAGAGCGGAACGTGGTCAACCGGCAGATCGCCACGATCAAGTACCCCGACGTTTACAACCTCCGCACCGACGCCGACCGCATCGACGAGGCCCAAGACCTCGTAAAGCTGATGATGACCATTCCTGGTCGCAAGATCAAGCGCGAGTTGGCCAAGTGCATCGTGCTGGCCCTTCTGGGCGGCAAAATCAGTGTGGACGACCTCGAATCCATCAACAAGGAAATCGACGCCGCCCCGTACACCACGAGCGATTGGAATACGATCATCCAGTCCGTCATCAACGGCATCTGCGGTGAGAAAACGGCCTCCATCGCCCTGGGCTTCGACGACGACGAATATCTGCAAGCCAGGAAAGACCACGCCGAGCGTGCGGTTCGCGTGCTTCAGGCCCAGGTCAAGGTCGCCGGAGGGATCGGCAAGCAAGGCCAGCCGAATATGGCCGGGACCGACCCGGCCGCACGAGGCGTGCCCGACCTCTCGACGGACCCGAACAATGCCGGGACCAACGAGAAGACTGTTACGCAGGACAACACCCTGGACGACAGCAAGCAGCCCAAGGTCCGGGGCAAGGGCCAGAACAACCAGGCCGAGTAGGGAGAGTCAAGATGATTACCCAAGTCACCGACGTGGCTCTGCCGTCTTTCGAGACGGGCAGCGGCTCGGTCGATACGACGCCCCAGCCGCTCGGTATGGCGATGGTTCGCAAGAACCTCGTCATTCGGGCCAATGGCTCGAACACGGGGGTCATCCTCATTGGCAACACGCCCCAGGATGCAGCCGAGGGCTACATCCTGGGCAAGGGGGAGACGACCCCGCCGATCTACGTGGACAACCTCTGCAAGGTCTTCCTTGTCGGCAGCGCGAACGGCCAAGGCTATTCCTGGATTGCAACCTAACAAGCACCTGAGCAACTAGGGGAGTTTCAAGCCCTGCCATCTATGTCGATGCAGGCGACCTAACCGTCGGCGTCATTATATCCTCCGGGTCTGTCACGTAACTTAGGGTGCTTTATGACTGCATTCACCGTCTCAAGCAGTGCGAATATCGACACCCTCTACACTCCCACGGCGAAGGCGGGCAACGATACTTACGCCGTCAATGTCGGAACCCTGACCATCGACTCGGACACCCGATATTCAAGAAACGCCACGACGGCGACCGGGCCTTTCGGCATTATCACGCTGGCCAGCACCGGAAACCTGACCGTTGACGGCACACAAGTCCGTCTAATTCCTTATTCGTCGATCGCTGTCGCCGGTACGGTTCCTGCCACGCCGACAGGGGCGACGGCGTATCCTACGGTGACACAGGGCAGCGGCTCCAACCAGGTCTCGGCGTGCTTCCTCGGGGTGTGGGCGAATCTTGCATCGCCACCCGTCGCCGCCGGAAGCGCCTTCCCATCGAGCGGCTTCATCAAGGTCAAGTACGAAACCGGCGGTGCCACGCCTGGGACCAGCACGACGGTCACGGGCGGCTTCACGTCCACGAACGGCACCCTGTCGATCAGCGGCACGACCTTCACTTGCACACCCAGCGCCGCCGATGTGCAGGGCTGGATTGAAGTCGTCAGCGTGAACGTCACCCACGTCGGCGTTATCGGCACGCTGATCTCGGTCGGCGGTGCTTGGTTTCAGCCTATCGGCACCAACGGCACACCGATTACGAGCACAGGGGTCGCCGGGCAGACAATTCAATTGCCGGCGAGCGTCACCAATACCTTCTACTCCGGTGTGCAAATCAATACCGGCGTGGGAGGCGCTTTCGAGTGGTATCCCAATGCCTATCTCGGCGGCACGGCCCAGGCCGGACCCGAAGCGGCCCGAGGCAAGGTCGTGTGGATCAGCCCATCCGGCCTGCTAACGCTGGGCGGCGGTGTCACGGGAGCGGCCTACGGCGGCTACCTTGTTCCCGCCGGCTCAATCATCCGCGTCCCGAACGTCGTTCTCGGCACCACGGATTCGACGGTCGGCTACGCTGTCAATGAGACAACTCTAACGGGCGCTGGCGCTGGCGTCAGCACGTCCGGTAACTTGAGTTACTCCATCGTGCAGTCCAACTGGGCAAACGGCCTCGGCGGCTGCTACAGTATTTCGCTCGCCAACACCGGCTTCTCGAACGTCCTTTCGCTTAGCGGACATTTTACTGCGCCCGTATTGAACATGGTGCAGGTCACGCAGTTGTTCGCACTGTCGGGCGGCTATAACTTTGCGGCGAACACGGAGTTGTTCGGTTTTAATGCCACTGGCCTGACGGTCTTTGGAGCGCTTTCAACGACCAACCTGGTGAGCTTTTCAGCCATCACGGGACTGGCGCTTACCAACTGTGCATTCGTAAATTACCTGGCGACCGGCCTCGCCGCGAGCAATGCGCTGGCTATGGCCAATATCTTTGGCGCGACTCTCACGAACACCACGCTCATTGGTGGCTCGATCAGTTGCAGCGGTCAGAACGTGTCGATCTACAATACGACATTTATTAGCCTCATTGTCGGCACGACACCCTCGTATTATCAGTCGGGCAGCGTTGGTATCGCCCTGACAGGCTCGAACCTGTCCGTCATCGGTCTGAACATCCCGCTGGCAAATACCCAGCCGTGCTATTCCCTGTTCTCCCTCGGAACGACGAACAATGTCACTATCGCCGGTATCGGATCACCCACCAGCCCGCTTTCCGTAGGCACGGTGAATCCGACGAAGTATCTGTTTTACGATAGCGGCGGCAATTTGAATTTTCTCTTTCAGGATGTTTACCTAAACGGCCTGACGAGTCTTTTCTACGCCAACACCACGGCGGACATGAACTTTGGTCTTGTGAACGTGTGGGACACGGGGGCGACGGCCACCTTCGATCTGTCGTGCCTGCTGGCCATCGCCAAAGGATGCTACACGTCAAGCGGTGTTACAGTGCCGCCGGCAGCCGGCCAGCGTGGTTCGCATTTCTATGACTACTTCACGTCTAGCACCACCGGCCTGGCAGGGGTCTGTTTCACTTACCCCGTCACAGGCGTCACGTCCCAGTACGTTACGACCAGTTTTTCGCCTGGGTCGATTTTCAGTGGCGGTAGCCTCAGTATGTCCACCCTCGGCGATTACGCCGCCTGGACGTGGCCCTTTTACCTCTTGGGCTACACGGGCTTTGCCACTGCGGCGGCGACCGCGACCGGGACTTACAGCGGCACCTTGCTCCAATACCAATGGGACAAGAATGACGGCCTCGGTTTTGGTTCGGATCAGGCGGGAACGTGGACGGCCGGCAGCTATGCCACCGCTGCGGTCTACGTCACCGGGACGCCTTCCAGTTCTAGCGGGGTCATAAACTTCGCCGGGACCGGATTGAATACCACGGCCAACATCAAGGTCGGCGACTACGTTTTTGGCACGGGAATCTCGGCGGGCAACACGGTCAAGACGATCAATAGCTCGACGCAGATCACCTGCACGAACAACAACAGCGGCACGGCATCGACATCGCTGACCTTCAGCCACACGCCGCAGGAAAACAATCACCTGCCCGCCGGAATGGCCACTAATGGCATCAAGTTGATGCTCAAGGCGACTTGCCTTATCAACGGCACGACGCAGACCCTTCACACTTACACCCTCCCCCTTGTGACCACCAGCGCGGCCCAGCAGACGCAGTATCCGACCGCGTTTGTAACTGTCACGCTGAACAATGTTGTTCCCGGTTCACTGTGGACCATTGTGGAGGCAAATTCACCGAGCGCGGTGCTTGCCTCGGGTGTTGCGGCCTCCTCAACTATTGTGGCCTCCATCCCTCTTACCGGCTCTCTCTCTTCGCTGACAACCTACAGCCAAAACGTGATCGTTCGGATTCGCTGCTCCCAAGGCACGACCAACGACCCCCTGAATGGAACAACGGGTGTAGCGACGAAATACCAGGAATTTGAAACGCAGAGCACGCTCACGACGACCGGGGCCACGTCCCTGGCGCTGGGTGTGCTGAGTTACGCCGGTCCCTCGATCTATGTCTCGCAAGTGCTCGACACGATTGCCAGCACGGCGTTCTAACACATCAGTAAAGGGTGAATTCCATGTCCAGCACGATACTCAACGGTGACTTCACCGTTTACTACTCGACGGACAACAACCGCAAGCAGATTGCGTGGAGCGGGACAACGAACACCTACACGGTGAACCAGTTGTACTCCGCGCTGCAAGAGTTGTTCGACGAACCGGCCCAGTTGGTCAGCCCCGTGGCCATGTCGGCGCAGACGCCGACCGCCTATACGATTGGCTGCATCGACCCGTCCGACACGATTCCCTGGTTCATCGACGACGCCACGACCCAGCACTTGCAGGGTGGTGCGATCTCGACGAGCAAGTGGACGCGGATCGCGGGCACGCAGGCCGGCATCATGCAGTTGCTCTGCACCACGGGCACCGTGGTCTATGGCGACATCGGCAACACGATTACCAGCAGCGACGGATCGAGCGGCGTGCTGCTCGACGTGCAGATCAGCGGCGCGGCCACGACCTTGTACGTCCGCCCTGCCGACTCGACCTCGGCCAATAACTTTGCCACGGTCGGCGCGACACTCACCTGCAACAGCCATACGGCCGTGACGACCGGGGCCTACAGTAGCGAGTGTCTGTGGTCCAACATCTACTCCCTGGGCACGTTGGCGGTAGACACGGGAAACAATCAAGTCACGGACTTGTACGTCTACCAGAACGGCTCGAAGATCGTCGGCTGGGCGAGCGGCGCTCCGGCGTCCTACCCCTGGTGGTCAACCGGGCAAATCGACATCCTCGTCAAGGTGAAGTCCCCTTCCGGCACCCTGATAACCGGCAGCACGCACACGACGACGACGGTGGATTCGATCAGTCCCAATACCATCGGTCTGGTGGTCGGCCAGTCGATCTCCGGTGCCGGCATCCTGCCCGCGACCACGATTACCGCCATCAACTCGATCAGTTCGATCACGATTAGCCAAGCGGCGACGGCGACGGCCAGCGGCGTGGCTTTGACCAGCAACGTCATCGACGCCGGCTACGTCACGGTCTATCCCCGCGAGTACAACGAGACTTACGGCTATTTCAGCGTGCAGTTGCTCAGCGGTGGTCGTAACCCGATTCCGTTGGCCACCGGCAGCGACCTGAACAACCCCACCGGTCTTCGGCAGTTGACGGTCTCCGCAGGCACCGGCTCTTTCGGCACCGGCGAGACCATGTACGTCGGCACCACCTTGGCCGCCTACACGAAGAAGGGCCTCGTCACGGCCGTGAGCGGCGTGGCCGGGGCACAGACTGTGACCTACAGCCTGCTGGGAAAGATGACCGACTTTGCCGCCAGCGATGCACTCAAAGGTGCCGTCAGCGGCGCGACGGGCACGGCGGGTGCTCCGGTCAACAATCCGGCAACGGGGAATCCGGCCACCTTGGCGACTGCCCCTGTGGTCTCCTATGCCGTCGCCGGCTACGAAAACGACATTTCCAACGGCAACGGCGCGAAGCCCTATTCGATTCAGTTGGACTGCAAGAGCAATTCGCTTTCGGCGGTCTACGAGTGGACCAAGTACCTCACCCGTCGCGGGAATACAACGACGAGCAATACACTGGGCATCACCGGCGAGCAGTATATCGGCATCGACAACCGGCTCACGTACAACACGCTGACGCCGGGAACCTTTGCCGCCGGCACCAGGATTTACCAGCAAGCCACAGGCGCTTCGGGAGTCGTGGTGACGTGCGATACGACGGACAAGATCATCGTGCTGCGAAACAGCCGTGGCTCGTTCGGCATGGGAGTCGTCACGGACGGCACGAACTCGACCGACTCCGGCACGAATGTTTCCGCCGTCACGCCGGTCCAGACGGACCCCTTTGGCACGTTCGCAGGCGGTAAGTTCTTCTTTGCCGCCGGCATCTATCCGATCAACTATCTGGTGGCGGACACGCAGAACTACCAGTTGACGGCCAACGACGGCTCCGTGCAGATTCCTCCTGACCTTGTTACGGTTTCCATCACCGGCCTCTTGGTCGGCGACTCCACGGGCGTCTACCGGACGAGCAGTGGCACGATCAACAAGTCGGCCTACGCTATCGGCGGTTCGCTAGTGGCTGCCGCCACGTCGGTCGTCTCCGCAACGGCCCTTAACGCGGACGAGCCGCAGGCCGGTTTCGTCCGGGTCGTCAAGCAAGACGGCGGTGGGATCAGCGAAGAGCATCGTTACCGCTATGCGAGTTGGACGGGCTCGACCTTCACGCTGGCGACGACGGCGGCCAATACGGTCAGCAGCAGCGCGGTGGACAGCGGCAACGCGCTGACGATCACCCTGGGCTCGGCCATCGACACCACGGTGCAAGTCGGGGACATGGTGCTCAATACGACCACCAATGACTACGGCTACGTTATCGGGATAGCCAGCACGACCAGCATTACGGTTCGCACGAAGTCCGGTTCCACTGCGAACTGGGCGGCGGGGAACGCCGTCAAGTTCAACGTGCTCGTTACGACCTACACCAATGCCGAAGGCGACACGCTCTACGTGCCGATCATCGACAGCTACATCACCACCGGAACCTCGGCGTCCAACACGCTGATCTATGGTGCCAATTTGAACTTCTCGGTCTTGGTCCGGGTCCGGCACTACGACAGCATTACGCCCTTCGAGCAATCGACCACCGTGGGCAGCACGGGTCTGACCGTGGCGGCCATCCGCACGGCCGATACGATCTGTACACCGGTCGCGGTCTAAGTGTGAAAGCGGGACGGTGCGGAATTGTCCGCACCGTCCCTGTCTCCAACATCACGATCAATCCAGCGAGCGACCATGATAACTCAAGAAGAATTGGAACGTGACGTGACGGCCATCGACGCCAAGATCGCGCGGGCCGAGTCGAACAAGACCAACTTCCTTATTGCCATTGACGAGGAACACGGCTCTCAAATCGAGTTGGGCAACCTGGTCCGCGAGGAGGAGCGGCGGGCGAAGGCCGGCAAACGGCAGTGCTATGACATTGCCGCTCTGCGGGCGAACATCGCCAAGTGCGACGAGAACGTCCGCCTCTTCCGCGAGACGATTGCCCAAGAGGATGTGACGATTGCTCGTCTGCGAGAAATGTCCAGGATCATTCAGGAAGACTTCTCGAAGAAACCGAACGTAATCGTTCTTGATATGAGGGCTGTAAAACATGATCCGTGGCGACATTACGGTTAATTGGGACACGTCACCCCGCATCGTCCTGGTGTCGGCCCCTTCCACTGACCTGGTGATTCAGGACTTGGTGGACACGATTCGGAGCATGGAAGCCGAACAACAGAACATGATCTACCCGTCGCTTTTGGCCGCCACCGGCAAAGACGCTTTGGGTACGGACATCTACACCGGCATCACGGCCACGTTGCAAAACGCCCAGATCGGCTTCGACGCGCGAGCGGCGACGGCCCCAGCCCTCTGCAATATCAGCGGCGGCAACTTGATCGCCGTGGATGCCAATGGCGACTTCCTGGACGAACTCTATTTCACGCCGAACGTCAACATCCGCAATCAAATGTCCACGTCGCCCGCCCTGGTGGAAATTGACACCAGCGGCAGTGACGACGACAGCGGCAGTGATTTCGGCACTATCGGCTAAGCAACAGCTAAGCGGCCGATCCAACAAAACAACGAAACAAGTAGCGAGGTTCAGCCATGTTTGAAGTCAAAGAAACCTCCCCGGCCAGGGACTTGAAATACGGCCACACGGTAATCGGCCCCACCGCAGCCCCCGTCACGCCTAACAGCGTTGAGCTAGTGCGCGGACTCCTGCTGCGAGCACCAGGGCCGAACGATCCCACGCCCAACACCGATGTCATTTACATCGGCCTGAGCCAAGTCACGGCCGACACGTCCGCGACTGGCGGGATGCCCTTGCTTCCCGGCGGCGTGCTCGAATTGCCCGTGGATGATCCCTCGGTGATTTTCGCGGTCTCGCAGTCGCCGAATCAAGACCTCGCTTGGATGGGGATGTAATACCATGTCGATCAACTACTACAACCCGGATGCGGCCGTTGGACCTTCCGGTCCTGCCGGCCCGTCAGGTGGACCCACGGGACCGGTAGGCGCGACTGGACCCCAAGGCATTCAAGGCCGCATCGGACAGACCGGTGCGCAAGGCATTCAAGGCCCGAGCGGTCCCGCTGGACCCACGGGCGACGTTGGACCCAGCGGCGCACAAGGCATTCCTGGTCCGACAGGCCCGCAAGGCATTCCTGGTCCGACCGGCCCGCAAGGCGTGGCTGGCCCGACCGGATCGCAAGGCATCGCCGGCCCCACGGGACCGAGTGGACCGAGTGGACCGCAAGGAATCATTGGCGAGACCGGCCCCGATGGCGCACCCGGACCCACGGGACCGAGTGGCCCCGTTGGCGCGACCGGACCCAATGGTGGACCGACCGGGCCGCAAGGCATCGAAGGCCCGACCGGGCCGAGTGGTCCTGCCGGCGTTGCCGGAGCGAACGGGCCGAGTGGTCCTGCCGGCGTTGCCGGAGCGACTGGCCCGACTGGACCCATCGGTTTGACCGGCCCCACGGGCGCTGGCGCGACCGGGGCCACGGGACCGAGCGGCCCCGCCGGGGCAACCGGCCCTGCCGGAGCGACAGGCCCGCAAGGCGAGGTCGGCGACCAAGGCCCTGTCGGAGCGACCGGAGCCGTAGGGGCGACCGGGGCACGCGGCCCTGCCGGAGCCCAAGGGGCGACTGGCCCCGCTGGTCCGCAACTCCTTCTGCCGAACGCCCCGACGAGCGACGGCTGCTATTACCTGAAGATCAACGGCGGTGCCTACACTTGGCAGTTGTTCACGCCCTTGCCGGGAATGTAAGCCATGAATTTCGAGCTTGATAACCCGATGCCCGGCCCTCCGGGGCCAACCGGCCCGATAGGACCGGGCGGTGGACCGACAGGGCCAACCGGCCCAGTCGGACCCAAGGGGGACACGGGCGATACGGGGGCCACCGGCCCCAGTGGGCCGTCCGGCCCGATTGGGGCCACCGGCCCCTCGGGAGCTACGGGACCGCAGGGGCCAATCGGCCCTCTCGGGCGTTTCGGCCCGACCGGGGCCACGGGACCGGCCGGAGCTACGGGACCGTCTGGGCCTCCTGGCCCTGCGGGCAGTGGCAGCGGCGGACTGACGGTGGCCAACTGGGTACTGGCTCGCGGCACGTTGACGAGCATCGGCACGAACAAGACCAATGAGTTGGTCGTACCCGTCACGGCCACACCGACAAAGTGTGTTGCCCGCTGCCGCACGGCACCGGTCGGATCGAATCTGATCCTCAACATCAATGTGAACGGTGCCAGCCTTTGGGCCGACAACTTGGCTAACCAACTGACTGTCCCCGATGGACAAGTTGATGGCTCGCAAACGGTGTTCGACCCGGCGATGGCTACCATCCCTGCCGGAGCGATCCTCACGATTGACGTGGTGCAGACGGGCAATCAAACGGCTGGCGGTGACATCACCGTCGAGTTCGTCTTGACGCCGGTTTAGCGTTCATCTGTCTCAACGAGGTTCACATGCGTTTTCACATCGTCGCCTTGCCGCACACGCAGACCAACAAGATTCATACGGCCTGTGCCTTCACGATGAAGATTCTGCACTTCTGCCACATGATGAAGAGCCTCGGCCACACGGTCTTCCACTACGGGGCCGAGGGCAGCGAGGTCGCCTGCGACGAACACGTCCAGATCATATCGCGCAGCGAGCAGGAAGGGTTCTTCGGTAAGCACGATGGGAACGCCCTTTATAGCGCCGACTGGTCGGGCAAGGCGGACTACTGGAAGCTGACCAGCGACCGCGCAGCCGCCGCCATCAACCAGCGGAAGCAGCCCCGCGACTTTGCCTGTTTCGCCTTCGGCAACGTGCAGCAAGCCTTGGCCGAGCAAATCAGCAAAGACGTGTTGGTCGTGGAGACCGGCATCGGCTACAACGGCACCTTCGCCCAGTACCGGGTCTTCGAGTCCTACGCCCACATGCACAAGATTTGGGGCGCGGAGGGCGGCTTCGACCCGGACGGCCGAAACTGCGACGTAGTGATTCCCAACTTTTTCGATCCCGCCGACTATGGCTTCAAGGCCCGCAAGGGCGACTACTATCTCTACCTCGGCCGACTGATTAAACGCAAGGGCATCCAAGTCGCCGTCGAAACGTGTAAACGCATTGGAGCGAAACTCAAGGTCGCCGGACAAGGCTGCCTCAAGACCGAGAACCTCCCCGGCGGCGGACAACGCCTTTACTGTGCGGACGGCGAGGTCTATGAAGGCAACATCGAGTACGTCGGCTGCGCGATCGGCGAGCAACGGGCCAACCTTTATCAGAACGCCATCGCCACTTTCGTGCCGACCCTTTACCTGGAACCCTTCGGCGGTGTGAACGTCGAGAGCCAGTTGGCCGGCACCCCGGCCATCACCAGCGACTTCGGGGCCTTCCCCGAGACGGTGGAGCACGGCAAGACCGGCTACTGTTGCCGCACCCTCGATCAATTCGTGTGGGCCGCCAAGAAGGCCCACACCCTCGACCCGTTCTACATCCGCGAGCGAGCCATTGCCCGCTACGCAATGGAGAACGTGAAGTGGCGCTATGAGAGCTACTTCAAGCAACTCCACGATCTGTGGACCGCCGGCTGGTACACCACCCACCCGACACCCGACGAACACTGGCTGAGAGGCTACGCATGAGCACGGATACAGGCCAGAACAGCGACACGATGCAGATTGGTGATTCCTGCACGCTAGTTCAGATCATTGACTCCGGCACGATAACGCAGGAAAGCACGGACAACTTCCCTGGGCCGAGCGGCCCGAGCGGGCCGCCGGGCACGATAGCAGGCTCAATCATCATTGATGCCGGCACAATCACGCAGCTAAGCACGGACGATCTGCCCACGACCCTGCCCGGCCAGTCGTGGCCGTGGTGCTGGCCGGCGTACTGACTACTGTTTTAAGGAACAAAGCGATGTTGGACCTGTCCTATTATGGCACGCTGGCCGAGGCCGAGCAGTATTTCGGAATGCGGCTCCACGAGCACGCCTGGCGAGAGGCCGACCCCCGCGACAAGCCCAAGGCCCTCTACGGTGCCACGCGCATCATCGACAACCTGAACTTCAAAGGCCATCGCCACACGGTCTGGGTGCTTCTAAAGTCCCTGCGACCGCACTACGATCCGACCGACGTGTTTATCAGCGAGTGGCTGTGGCGGGAGCGCGAGGCCCAGGTGCGAGCGGCCGAAGTGGAGCAGCCCTTGGAGTTCCCACGAGGCAGCGACACGGTAGTCCCCGACGCCATCCGCCGCGCCTGCTACGAGATTGCCTACAGCCTGCTGGACGGCAAAGACCCGGAAATGGAACTCGAAAATCTCCAAGTCACGGCCCACGGCTATGGCGAAGTGTGAACGCACTACGAACGCTCCCAAGTGCCGATTGAACACCTGATTAACATGGTTCCGAACCCCATTGCCTGGAACCTGATCCGGCCCTTCTTGAGGGACGGGGACGCTGTGAAGCTGTCTCGCATTTAAGAACTATCCTGGCTGCTGTAGCAGCCGTCCAATTGCTGTTTTCCGGGGATGCAATCCTCGGCGGCGAGCCTCACCCGGTCGGCTATAACCTCGGGAGTGGCGTGATTCAACGGCAACCGACAGGCTGACGAATCCAGACGCCAAGATAACCAGGTCGGGATGAAAGTAGATTGCAATGCAGAAGTTCGTAAACCGCGCTCGTTTGGTCTGTTTCGATGGTGACGCCGACGCCGCCGCCGCTGCCGCTGTTGCTGCCGCCGCTGCCGCCCAGGCTCAGGCCCAGGCCGACGCCAAGGCCGCCGCCGCTGCCGCTGCCGCCTCGGCCACCGACGCCCGCTTCAGCCAAGAGGATTTGAACAAAATCCTGGCCGAAGACCGCCGCAAGCACCAGGCCCAGGTCGCCAAGATTCAGCAGACCTTGGAAGAGACCTTGGCCAGCAAGAACCTGACCACCCAGGAGCGCGAGCAACTGGCCCAGCGTTTGGAAGACATGCAGAAGGAGACGCGGACCAAGGAACAGCAACAGGCCCACGAGCGGAAGCAGATGGAGGAGATGCACGCCACGAAGTTGGAGGAGGAGAAGAAGGGCCGCGTGCAATGGGAGAACCGTTTTCGTGAGAGCATGGTCGAGCGGTCCTTGCAGGATGCGGCCGTCACCGGCGATGCTTTCCAGCCGTCCCAGGTTATGACGATCTTGCGTCAGATGACTCGGCTCAGCGAGTCCACCGACGAGAAGACCGGCAAGGGGACAGGCAAGTTCAAGGTTGTCGTCGATTTCCCGGACACCGATCCCACGACCGGGGAAGCGATTGTCACCCTTCACACGCCCGAATCCGCCGTCAAGCGCATGAAGGAGTTGCCCGCCATTTACGGGAACCTCTTCAAGAGCGGTGTCGTGTCCGGCATCGGGTCTTCGTCGGCAACCGGCGGCCTCGCGTCGGGTCAGAGTGGCAAGTTGGATGTCAGGAAACTGACTCCTCAGCAGTATGCCGAGGTCCGAGCCAAGAACCCTGAATTGCTCGGTCTTCGCCGCGACAAGCGCCGCAATGTCTAAGCGGCCAACGTCAGGGGTTGTTTGTCATTCCGTCCAGTAAGGCCGTCGCTTCAGACGGCCTTCGCATTTCTTGAGAGATCGCCGTGTCAATGGGCCGCCAATGTAGGCGGCCCTCGGCATTTCTTGAGTGAAGAACAACGTATGGAGTTTGAAAAGATGAATCTTCTCTATGTGACCCGCGCCCGCATCGCTTGCTTCGACAACGACAACAGCGCTTTCATTCCCGAACTGTGGGCGAACGAGGGCTTGGCCATCCTCCAAGAGAACATGGTCATCGCCAACCTCGTCCACCGCGATTTCGAGAACGAAATCCGCCAATTCGGCGACGTGGTGAACACCCGCCGGCCCGGCACCTTCCAGATTCGGCGTAAGCAGGACGGCGATGTCCTGTCCAGCCAGGACGCCTCGGCGACCAACGTGCAGGTGCCGTTGGACCAGTGGTTCTACACCAACTTCACCATCAAGGACGGGGAGGCCAGCAAGTCCTTCCAAGACCTGGTGGACATCTACCTCCGTCCGGGCATGATGACGATTGCCCGTTCGGTGGACCGCGCCGTTCTCGGTCGCGTTCACGGTTTCCTCGCCGGCCCCACCGGGCGCGTCGGCCGCTTGGCCAACCTCGGTGCCGCTAACAGCAAGGATTACGTGCTGGAAGCCCGCGAGAAGCTCAACGTCAACAAGGCTCCGCTGGAAGGCCGCAACCTCGTGTTGGCCCCGGTCAGCGAGACCGCCCTGTTGAAGAACGAACTCTTCATCGCGGCTCAGCAGCGCGGTGACTTCGGCACGGCGTTGGAGAGCGCGACTCTCGGCCGTATCCTCGGCTTCGACACCTACATGGACCAGAACGTCAACAGCGCCACGCTGGCCAACTGCGAAGTCGTGGCTGGCACCGTGACCGACGCCCTGGCTTCGGGTGGTGCGGCTGCCTCGCAGGCCGTCGCCCTGGCCTATGCCGCCAACGTCGGCGAGTTCGCCACCGTCGCTGGCAACGACCAGCCCACGTTCATCACCGCCGCCACCAGCGCCGCTGGCGCGACCACGGCCGTGACCCTGAACGAGGCCAACAAGTACGCCACCGCCGCCGGTGCCACGCTGTCCGTCTACAAGGCGTGCAGCGCGATCGGCGCTTACGCGGCTGGCTGGGGCTCCGGCGTCGTGGTCGGACCCAACGGCACGGACCCCGGCTGGGTCGCTCCGTCGATTGGCCAGTTGGTTGCATTCGGCACCGGTGGGGGCCGCGTGAACTACACCGTGATCGAGTCCTATTCGAGCGGCACCAACCAGCAGACCATCATCCTCGACCGTCCGCTGGTGAACGCCATCAACAACGCCGACCTGGCCTTCCCCGGCCCGGCTGGCGCGATGAACATGGCTTTCCACCGGAACGCCCTGGCCCTCGTCACCCGCCCCTTGGCCATTCCCAACAACGCGATGGGCGTGTTGGCGCACGTCGGTGTCTACAACGACATCGCCATGCGGGTTTCGATGCAGTACAGCATCGCCAACGGCGGCACGATGGTCAACCTC